CTACAGCTTTTCCGGTCGCATCTAGTGTTCCGGGATGTAGTACATATCTTTCAAAAGATCTTGTTAGTTCTGTGCCATCTTTTTTGATGACAGTTGCTTTGCGGACTTGTACCGCTTTGTATTGACCGACAACTTCTATCTTGTCGTATTCGATTGATTCGGCTAATGCCATTAGGATTAATCTCCGATTAAAACAGGTTTATGGCTTAGTTTTAAGACGTAGCTCGGTCTATTGATTAGTTTGGTAGGAACCAGTAAGGTAAAAGTTTGTACTATTATTCATAAATGAATGTTGCAAGTCTTGTGAATATCCACCACTATTATGCTGTGCTACATATATCACCTCGCTAGCTGTAATTCTTAAAATCGCAGGATTAAAACTACCAAAGTTATCGTAATAACCTACTGTAGCTGCTCCTCCATCACCTACTACATTAAAAGGCATCCCAGCTATTGATGCGTAACCAGCACCACTAACAGTTCCTTTGTTTGATAATGTTAGAGCAACACTTATATATACAAAACTTCCAATCTTAATGTAGTTTCCTCCTTGATAAGCATAGCTAACACCACTTGCTTGATTAGGACCAAACGTCCATGTAGGAGTAAAAGTCCCAACTTCATAGTCGTCAAGTGCGTTGGCTGCTGCGGTGTCTCCGTTAAATTTAATACCTCCATCACCAATTCTTAAATCAGCATTCGAATCATAATTGTATATTCTAAGGTCATCGTAGGTTGAATCCCATTGTAAAAAACACTTATTAGTTGAACCTTCTCGGAAATTAATATAAGGATTAACTGCACCTGTCATATCAATTTTTAAGTTATCACTTCCACCACCAGTTATTGTTTGTGCGCCTGTTACTGTGGCGCCTGCGCTAGTAGTCTCAAACTTTTTACTGTTGTCGTAATATAGCTCAATCTGTGCGTTTTCAGTCCCTTTAAGCATATATTCTTGTGAATTAGCACTATTTAAGCTAATAACGCTACCACTTAAAAGAAGCTCTCCAGAACTTGCATCTTTAATCTGACTATGAGTTCCATCGTGATAAATTTGTAGATCATCTCCAGATCCAAGTTTTACCGCATTACCATCGTTAAGGTCTAAATGACCAGAAATAAGAACACCATCACTTGTAGTCTCAAACTTTTTAGTGTTGTTGTAATATAGCTCTACGGCTCCGTCTGGGTCAGCTATTATACTTTTCTCTCCAGCTTTAGCTCTTATATCTATACTACCAGTATTATTAACAAGAAAAAGATGACTACCAGTGTGATACATATGGCAATCATTATCACTTCCGAAAGTTATATTATTATTTCCACTATTATTGCTTCCATCAGGTATAACTAATTGTCCTGTTACTTGATTTCCAATACTTGTAGTCTCAAACTTTTTACTGTTGTCGTAGTAGAGTTCTACTGCTCCATCTTCTATAAAATTAGCTAATACTTCACTTGCAGCAGCATTAGTAACTTGAACTGTATTTGAAGTTATCCTTAATACACCAGTTCCAGTATCATTAACATATGAATTTGTTCCATCGTGATAAATTTGTAGGTCATTTCCTGTACCAAACCTTGCTTGCTCGTTGTCAGCAAAGTCTATAGGTTTAGTTAGCCTAGCATTAGCCAAGCTACCAGATCCTATGTTTGATGCGTTTGTTGTGTCGGTGGTGGCAGACGTAGCTAGTCCAGTTATTTTGGACGTAGCTATTGCTGCACTTGCGTTTATATCAGCATTAACGATTTCGCCATCCTTAATGCCTTCTTCTAAAATTTTTGTTAATGTCATAATTTAATTAATTGTGTAAGGCGTGATTTTGGTTAAGACGTAGCTCGGTCTAGGCAGTAGTAACATATTGAACATGAAAAATTAGGTAATTTGTTGATGTGCTTGTGTCGTTACCTGTTACCGCAGAACCATTGTCAGTTCTATGAAAATTAACTCTATTATTATTTATAGCAATCCAAGGGTGATTATCTGTAACTGCACTATTAGTAAAAAAACCACCTTGATATGTATGATAACCTCCACCTTCATAGCTTGTAATATTAACACAATTAAAAGGTAATCCATCTATGTACAACGCATTACTATCATTATTACCACCAGAAATATTCATATATATTTGACAAAATACTCTATTACCAATTTTTGTGTAAAAACCAGTTTGTTGGTGATAAGTTATTGATCCAGTTCTTCCCAATGAAATTACAGGGGTAAAAGTACCTTCTTCATAGTCGTTTAAAGCGTTGGCTGCTGCTGAGTCAGTATTAAACTTTAATCCATCGCTATCTATTCTTACTTTTATATTTGCATCAATACTATCGTTACAAGTAAATTTATGTGTTTTAGCAACATATTTAGCATTTGCCCAATTAGCAGAGTTTAAGTCAACTGAACGTGTGACTATGTTAGTTGTATCAGTTCCAGAACTACTGTTTTCTGCTTGAAAACAAGCGATATGGTTTGATTGCGTAGAGTTAGAATGATCTCTAACTGTAACACCACCATAGGTTATAAGGTCTGAGTTGACTCTAATACCAGTTGTTGAATAGGTACTATTTGTTTGACCTACAACTTTAATGCCATTACTGTCAATTTTAAGTTTTTCATTACTACCAGCAGTATCGGCTGATATTTGAAATCTATGTGATTTTGCAGTCATACGAGCATTAGCCCACGTTGATGACCCTAAATCTACTGCTCTATATATGTAACATGTTTCGTCAGTACCATCATTTTCATTCTCTACATTTAACGCAGAAGTTTGATATTGGTTTTTATCTCTAACTATAATGTGACCATAATTAGCAAGATCAGTATTAATTTTTATAGCACCAGATGTACCACCACTTGGAGAGTTAGTTATTTTTACACCATTGGCATTTGTCTCAAACTTTTTACTATTGTCGTGATATAGCTCTACTGCTCCATTCTCTAAACCTTTAATAATATTTTCACTACCATCCGCACTATTTAAAAAATAACCAGCAGATCTTAAAACTAAATTTCCTGTTGCATTGTAAATTCTTGAATCTGTACCATCATGGAAGATTCTTATATCATCACCAGCACCAACTTTTAAATCTTGGTTGTCAGCAGCAACGGATAGAAAACCAGTTGTTTCAAGTTTTCCTGAAATCACAACCCCTGTGCTTACTGTCTCAAACTTTTTAGTTCCATCGTAGTATAGCTCTACGGCTCCGTTACCTATAATTTTTATGCCTTGTTCACCGTTTTGAGGTTTTAATAAAATATCATTTTGCGCTCTAATATCAAGATCAGTTGCACTAGCTCCAGTATTATGTAAATACATAACTCCCGAAGTACCAAGAATGTTACTATTTGTTTGGTGATAAATTTGTAAATCATTACTTGTACCAAATCTTGCTTTAATATTGTCATTAAAATCAACACCTGTTGCACCACCTACTGTTGTATCTGTAGTCTGGTCAACCCAAGCTAATACACCGCTACCATCTGTTTTAAGAACTTGATTAGCACTACCATCATTTACAGGTAAGGTAAGTGTATAACTTGCACTAGCACTGTGAGCAGGTGACTTAATTTTTACACCGTGACTGTTTTGTGAGCAGTTAAGTTGTAATGTACCATCTGCACCACCAGCACCTTTAACTTCAATAACACCTGTACCGTTTGGTGTAAACTTGATGTTACCGTTTGTTGTGCTTGTAGTTATCTCACTAGCTTGTACATCTAAATTACCGCCAAGCTGTGGACTTGTATCGTTCGCAACTTCAATAGGTATTGTTTCCCACTGTGCAGCAGCACCAGACCCTTGACTTGTTAATACTTGTCCATCTGTACCATAGTTAGCACCAGCAAGACCTATCTGTCCACCTTCGTTGATTCTAAATTTTTCGTTACCATCTAAGTTAACAACTGCACGTGATGTAGAGTTGTCGTCAAAAACGTCTACATTAGAGTTACCTTCTGTAATCCTATCGCTAGCTACTGTAGCTGATTGCTCTGTAATAAATATGCTAGATCCATTAGCAGGGGCTGTAGCAAACTTAAGTGTAGCTCCATCTACACAGTAACCTTCTGCACTACCAGCAATAGTTGTATTAGCGTTTGGTTTCTGTATAACACCGTTTACACTAACAATTAAGTTTTGTGCACTGGCTGGTGTAACTGACATACTAAAGTCAGTACGTGACCCGTCAATACTTTCTGATATAGAAACTATATTATTAGGTGCAGCAGTGCCTCCACCGCCTCCACCGCCAGATACAGTATCCCATGATAAAACTCCAAGTCCGTCTGTTTTTAAAAACTGACCATTGTCTCCATTATTAACAGGTAAAGTAAGTGTGTATGAATCATCAGAAGCATCAAGGTTAGTATTAGTTGGAGCTTGTATTTTAACAGAAAGAGCATTGGTTTCTGTATTTAGCTCTAAAGTACCAGATGCACTACCTGTTCCTTTTACAGTAACTGTACCACTACCAGTAGGTGTTAACGTAATGTCTTGGTTAGTACCACTGGTTGTTATCTCTCTAGCTTGTACATCTAAATTACCACCAAGTTGTGGTGATGTATCTGCAACAACGTCAAAGCTAACAGTGTTACCAGATGCTCCTGTTACACGTCCTTGAGCGTCTACAGTTATTGTTGGGATAGATGTGGACGTACCATAACTAGCAGCTGTTACAGCAGTGTTTGCTAGTTGATCTGGGCCAACTGCATCATCTGCTATCTGTGCAGAAGTAACTGCATCGTCAGCAATAGTAGCTGTTGTAATAATACCAGTAGCTAGTTTAGCTGTAGTTATTGTATTATTTTCTATTTTAGCTGTAGTTACTGCTTGGGCAGCTATTTTTGCTGTAGTAACATTAAGATCTGCTATCTTAGCTGTAGTAATATTTGCATCTGCAATGTCTGCTGTAGCAACTGTTCCATCAACTAAGTTAGCACTCGCTACAGTTATGTCTGTAGGCAAAGCACCACTGTTGAGTTTTGCCATAGTAACAGCATTGTCAGCTATATCAGCTGTAGCTATTGTACCATCCACTAGGTTAGCACTTGCTACTGTTATGTCAGTAGGTAAGGCTCCACCAGCAATCTTAGCCAATGTAACAGCGTTATCTGCTATAGCTGTAGTATCGACTGAGAGCGGTGCGTAGTGTTCTGTATCTATAGAATCAGCTACAATATGTTCTGAATCAACAGAATCGTCTGCTATCTTTGTACCATTTATTGCATCTGCTGCAATCTTATCTCTAGTTATCTGAGCATTTTTTACCATTAAGGTAGTTATTGTATCAGTTCTAAGAGTATTTTCTTGTGCAGAGCGTAATAATTGATCGTTATTATTTGTTAAATCAGCTGCTTTTAATGATGAACCAGCTGTATAATCTGCTTTACGTGAGTCTACATTAGTACTTCTACGTATTCTAACAAGTAAATTTTGTTTAGGTGCACCAGATGATGATTCACATACAGTTGTATTTACTGTACCTGTAGTTGCATCAAAAGTGACGGTTTTGGTTCCAGAAGTAGCGTAGCTGGGTATAGTGTAGTTATCAACTATTACACCTCCAACTTCGACAACTACTTCTGCTTGAGAAAATGTAGGGAAACTGTAGTTGAATGTTAAATCCGACCCATCCCCAGTATAATCGTGAAATGTTGTTGTTGCCATTTATTTGTACATATTGAGAATGTCAGTTGTGTCTCTCATTTTTATAACTTTTGCACGTTTCGCTTCCTTCTGTTCTTTTATAAGTTCTTGAACGTCTGGACGTGACATGATACTTGCCCATGCTTTTTTACGTGCCTGCTGAAATAGCTGGTCAATTTTACCATTGTGCCAATAATTTCTAGCGTCGTACTGAGCCCGTTTACCATCCCGTATATCTTTGTTCATCTGCTCGAGAGATGCTATAGCCTTTGGATTTACAGCTAATTTATCTAACTGTCTTTCTAAGTTCTGATCTCCTATAGCCTTTTGGAACTGTGATCTAATCGCCGGTTGGTCTGTAAGGTTTGTACTGTCGGGTGCATAGTATGTAGATAATCGTAAATCGTATCCGCTTTCAAATAAGAATTGTCTGCCTACACTCTGTGTCAAGTTTAATGATATAGGACTTACTGAGTTAAACACTCGAGTCATAAAGTCATATGGCTTGATAGGACTACCATTTAGCATATCATACTTGATAGGTAAGTCTTCACCGGGTAAAGCTTCAAATAATAAGTTACGGTTACGTATTGATTGATCTATACCAGAGCCTATTTCACGCATGTGTGGTGTAAATAACTTACCCATTTCATTACGTAAACCAGCTAGTGGTAATTGGTTGTTCATTAGACTAGCAAGTATTCGTTCTCCTTGACCGGGGCGACCAGCAAATAGATCTACGAATGACTGTATACCAGCTAAGTATGACTTACTGGATATAGCTTGTGCTACAACTAATGATATTTTTTGTAATTCTCTTTCTGTCCATTCTTCTCCCATAAGTTCACTTGCATCACCTACATCAGCGATTGTTGACATTATGAGGTTAAAGGGTTCTATAGGATCGTATCCTACTCTTACGCCAGCTAGTTCTATAGTTCTAGGCATGTACCCAGCATCTATCCAACCCTGACGCTTCTGTCTGTCAGCTGGTCCATTACCAGTTACCTTACCATTCATCCATGCCTGTGCTGCTAAAAATGTAACAGCTGCACCTATGCCTAGTCTACCTGTTTGTAACGCCTGAGCGTTCTGTAATTCTGTTAGGTTTGTAATACCATACTTAGCTACAGAATCTAAGTTATTAGGATTAGCAAAAGCTATATCGTTAAACTCTTTGACTAAGAAGTTAAAACCGGGTGTATGCTTACCTGTTAGTGCAAGTCCGTTTACACCAGTTCTAGCAAACAAAAAGAAAGGTCTAGCTAGAGGTGTAGATGAAAACACATCGTTTAGTCCCTTTGCAAAGCCTGTAAGATCCTGTGTTAGTGTAACTTCTTTACTTGCAAACAGTGTAGCTTCGTCTTTGATGTTACCCGCTGCGTCAAATATCTCACCATAAAAATCATCTTGGTAAGCCTTCATAAGCTGTGGTGTAATCTCAGGTAACTCTATACCAGACCCTTGTAGGTCTAGTACTCTACGCATAGCCTTTTCTCGCATCTTGGCTCTACCTAGCATAAATCTAAAGGTATCGTCAGTTGCTGCCATGAGCTTGGTAGAGTATGAGAATATATTCCAGTTGTTTAGATTACGTAGCATGTTAGTCATAGCAAACGTCACACGATCTCCGTATGTAGCTCGCCCACTATCTTCTGCCCATCTACGTATAACTTCCCAGTTCTCATCACCCTTAGTAAATTCAGCATAACGTGTCTTAATTGTAGACATGTCGCCTTTCCAGTATGCGTTAAGCTTCGTAAAGAATAACTCAAATGCTTCTGGTATAGATTCATTAAGTGCATTAATGGATGCTAACGATGCTCTGATAGTAGCTGCATCACCTGTAAATGGGTAACGCATTGATGCTCCAAGAGCTGTAGATAATGGTCTAAGGAATGTTGCTGTACCTGTACCGAGTAAGGCTCTGAAAGGTGTCTTAGGTCCACTTAGGACACTATGACTCATCATTTCCTGTAAGCTTCTTATAAGAGCTCCTGTACGGTCTGGAGCAGTTGGGTCTAGTTTACCACCTTTTAGTACGGTTCTTGCCCAGTTGTCAAAGTCATCAAGTGTATTGACGTTTTTCATCATAGAAAAAGCTTCAAACAACGCATTAAGTAGGTCATCATTCGGATCATCTTTAGCTATTTTTAGTATAGATAATATAGAATCCTTAGTATCTACTACGTCTTGCTTGATTGCTTGCTCTATAGCTGCCTTCTTTTGTCCAGCTTTTAGCTGTCTGAAGGAGTCAGACTTGACAAATCTAGCTTTCTTAGTCTCATACAACGCTGTAAGCATCGTATCTATAATCTGTTTAGCTGGTCCATCTATGTCATCTACGGATACTAGATCCATAATTTCTCTACCAGCTATGCCTGTGTCTCTTAGCTGCTTAAGTAGTGTACCTACAACTAAGTCACCTACCACTACGTTCTCAGATGTCCAGATTTCTTGACCATTTACGACATCATTTGTAGCAAATAGCTCTGCAAGATACTCGTCGGGTGTCATATCAAGAGCATTTCTACCCTGTGTGATACGCATGTGACCTTCTATGGCATCTCTCCATGTGTCTACAAGTGCTTTTCTATTGCCTTTTACGAGTTCTAACTCTCTTGCAAACTTATCTGAACTCATTAATCCACGTAAAGTAGTCTCAACAATCTCATCTGTAGTCCCACCTTCGTTAGCTATACGCTCCCGTTCTAGTGGTCTAGTGACTGATCCTGTAGAACCATCTTCAGATCCCCACTCATTACGTGTACGACCTAATTGTTCTCTAGCTGTCTGTGGATCTACCTCTGATACGTGTGCTCCCTGCTGTCTGTCAGCTATAGGAGAGTTTTTATCAGCTCTAAATTCTTCTTCACCTTTACGGATCTGTGCAATACCAGCTTCTATTGTCTGGTCTTCGATGTTTTGGTTACGTGCAGCTATCTGTGCTTGCACTTTTCTACCACCTTTACCTACTAAATAGAGTGCACCATCAAATGCAAGACCTATTCCCATACCTTCTACGATGTTTTTTACCTTCATCATAATAGGATGGTCAGTATCCTTAGTAGTTAGGGGTGTATCTGCCCAACCATAGTGTTTAGTTAATGCTCCTAGAGCGTTGTGTCCGTCTGATTCTTTTGATATAAGGTCAGACGCTGCACCAATACCGGCAGCTCTTGTCAAGCTACCAGCTTTTAGTAATGCTGAAGCACCACCAGCTAGTAAGGGTACACCTGTGACGGCTAACCCTTTAGCTGCTGCTACTGTTCCAAGTGCCATACTACCAAAGTGTACAGTGCCTCGCATAAGTTTACCCCACCATGTTTTAGTAACTATGGGATCTTCATAACTTTTGAATGGCTGCCACTCTGGTTCGTAATAACCTTTTTCTTTTCTTTCTCTCTGCATCTCTCCAGAAATCGCATCTACTGTACGTTCTGGAAAGGTAGCTAGAGAAGAGGCTGTATCCTGTAAACCACCTGACAAAATAGATTGAGCTTCCTTAGCGTAAGCATTTAATCCCCATCTTTCAGCGGTCCTTGGATCAGCTTGCTCATTTAGAGCTTGGGTTTCTTGAGCTTGTTCTGTTGTTTTAGCCTGAGCCGTAGCTTCAGATTCTATTTGTTGTTGATCAAATTCATTAACAAGCTGCTCAGTTTGTTCGACCGCTAACGGATCTAACTCATTGTCTTCCATAATTAATTATATTGTATCTTCCACGTATGCCTTGGCAACCGCTGGAAGTAAATTATCAAGCTGGTTCATAGGAGGTATGTCACCAACAATCTTTTCAAACTCCTCTCTTTCTGCACGAGGGATGTTAACAAGTCTTCTAAATTGACTTGCACCATTTAAGGGTTTACCTAATTGATTTTTATATCTTAGTCTAGCGAGTACTAACGCTTTTTGTAAGTTTTCATCAAACAAGTCAGTAAGTTCAAAAGAGCCACTATTTGATGTAACAGCTTGTAAGAGTCCCGGACCTGTAATATTATACATACCAACACCATCAAACTTGCCAGCCATATTTATTACTTCTAAAAGACTGTGTTGAGATAATGGTTTTTCTAATTCTATAGGCTTGCCGTTTTTGATAACAGCATCAAACCCACCGTTTTGTTTTTGTACAGGAGAGGTTATTCTATCTAAAATCCAATTCATATTTTGACCAGTAAATGCACTTCTCATAGTTTTAGAAGATGTATTTTTATCTGTCAATAGTCTGGGGTTTTCAACTCCATCATATGGACCTTTAGTTTCTGGTTTTAATAATCCAACACTTTCTAATCTTGTTCTAGCTAATGTTTCTGGATCTAAGTCATTATAAAGTTTTGACAATAATGTATAGTATTCTGGTATACTACCTCGTTTATAGTCAGATTTAAAATAAGTTTCCGCAGCAGCTAAATGAGGAGCTTCTCCGCCCATAGCTACATTACTATATATAATAGTAGGATCTACTGCAATAGCTGTTCTAGCTATATTTATAGCATAAGCCCCAGTTGTGTCATAGCTATATGTAGGTAGTGCATCAAAATCACCATCCTTAATTCTTTTAAGTACATGCTCCTCAGCTCCACGTTGGGCTGTATCATCTGTTTGGTTTTGACCTTTTAATTCAGCAAACTTTTTGACAAACTCTTTATAACCTTGACGTTCTATAGCTTTAAACTTAGGTGTCTGTGCTTTACTAAGATCATTTTCAAATGTATATTTAGCTATAGTAGCTTTTATAAATTCTTTACTATCTGTTTCTATTTCTTTAGGTACAGCAGATAAAGAAGTTCTATTAACTAATTTTAATCCTTTTTCTTTTAGTGTAGGATTTTGTATAGTAGATATATCTTCAGCAGTAACAGTACCACCCTGAGCTGCAACATGAGATAATCGTTGAATCTTGTCAAATTCATCTTCATAACTTTCAGTATATGCTTTTTTTAGCTCTTCTGGATAATCAGTAGTTTTAAACTTTTCTCTGTAAGCTTTAGCTGTGCTTTGCATCCAGTCATAATCTTTGACACCTTCAAATTGAGTTACATATTCATCTATAAAAAGTTTTTTAGAATTTTTTTCTCTTTCAAGTTCTGCATCAATTCGTTTTGTATTGTGAGAATCGAGTGCACCACGTAATTCAGTAGCTTTGTCAGGAAACTTTTTCTGAAATGTAGTTCGGCTACCATCATTGGCAATAAACTCTTGCTCCAAAATATTAAGGCTAGTAACATATTCTTCTTCTATTCCTTTTATTATTGAAGTTTGCATTTCGTCTAGAGCAAGCCTCATGCCTTTACCTTGAGGAAGATCTAAAAGACTTTCAAAGTAAGCTGCTCTTCTTTTGACATAACCTGATTCACCAAATAATTCATCTACAGTACCAGTTTGAACAGAGCCCCATAAGTTAATTTTATTTTTGGTGTCAAAAGCATTTTTAAATAATGTATTTTGCTTTGTTGCTACCTCTGCAAAAAAAGTTTTTCTTGCTTCTCTATAAGCTGGAATCCATCTACGTGTTAAAAGTCTATCAGGCATGTCAGGGTGTTGTTCACGCAACGTTTGTAATGCAAGAGCTGAAGCAGTTTGAAAAAACTCTTTATGATCATCAGTAGAAATTAACTCACTAAATCCTCTACCATCACGTAATGTTAAAAATTTTTGAGCTTCTGCATACCTACTATTTAACATTTGAAGTTCAAAATTTAAAGCACTTCTACGACTTTCATTTGGTGTAGATAAGGACTCAGCAGCAGCGGTATGTACTAGCTCAGGAGGTGCACCATCAGCTTCAAGTTGACCTTGTTCGCCACTAAATTCTACAGACATTTCATTACTTAATCCATCAGCCTGTTTTTCTAATTCATCATTTTGTTTTAAATAGTCAAGTGGGATTGCCTCAAGAGTCTCTAAATCATTTCTGTAATCAGCAAATTTCTGCTGTTGATCAACTATTTTTTTAGCCTTTGGCATAAACGCAATAAGCTTGTTAATGTTAGTCATCTTTTGAGAATGAGCTGCATTAAACATTTCTATATTAGCTTTATGAAATGCCTCAGAATCTTTGATAGCTTTATCTATCTCTTTATTCTTGACATCTACTAGAGCTTCTGTAGGCTCTTCTTCCAGATAGTTAGTCTTACTAAGATCAGGAGGACGAGAGCTTGCCCGTCCTAATGATTCAAAATATGATTGGGTCATACTACCTCCACCATGTCTACATCTATTTTACTGTAATCTACGTGTAATACATCTTCGATTACATGTACAGCATCAGGTTGAAGTTTAGCAACTTCCTGTGCCATAGCTCCACGATAACGTGTAGAGTTACCTTGATAGTTAAACTCCCATATGTTATGACCTTGTGGTGAGCTACCTACATATTGTATATTCTCTTTTATATTTATATCAGAACCTATAGGAGCAAACAGTCCAGCAACACCTAAACCAAAGTTAAGGAATGAACTAAACCTATCACTAGGCGGCATCAGAACTGGTGCACCATACTCGGGTAAGTATCCGACGTTAGCTCTATTCTTCGCACGTAGGTTCATCATCTGTCTACGATTACCTTGGTATCTCGTTGCAAGATTTCGACCAAACTCATTCGACACAGCATTTTCTAGTTTACCTTTAGCTTGCAGCATAGCAAGTAAGTTACCTCTTCTGGCTGTTCTTGATCGTCCACCTTCAAAACCTTTCTGACCTTTATAAAACTTCTTGTATAAAGACTCTGTTTGTTTATATGACTCACCTAACTTAGTGTAGGCGTTCATAAGGGAATCACTGGTAGCTCTACTATAACCACGGGCTATACGTTGATTACCTATAATTCCTTTTACTTCTCTGTTGTGATACTTCGTCCCTTCGGATTTGTATTTAAAATTCTTGTCAAGCCAACGCTGCTTGGCAGCATGGCGTTGAGCAGCATTAGCATCTGCGCACACGGCAAAACTCTATAAATGGTAAGTAGTTAGGACCATGTAATACTTCACGTAAAAACTTGAATCCTAAAAATTTTAACAGCTTTATGTGAGCTGTGTTTCTTTTATCAACGATGTTCCAGAGGAGGGGTTCCTTACGGCTATCGACATACCGCTTCGCCTCTCTTACGAACAACATCGGCTTTTCATGAATGACTGGCGTACAGAGCATCCATATATCATTGTTACGTCCGACTCCAGCCATCCCGGCAGCCTTGCCGCTAGGTGATGTAAAATACACACAGGGGGTCGTTTGAGCAGTAAAAAGAAGGTAGCGGATAGGTTCTACCCCCCAGCCCTCTTCAAGCTCTCTGTGGTCTTCTGGACGTAAGTTAGAGGCCACCTCATAGGCAGCCTTAGTTGTGATTGGGTGTATATAATTAGACACGTTTATAAAATCTAGGTGTAAAGTCTCCTTCCCATGACATACCACGTAGTGTAGCTGGTGATGGATGACTTGATTTAAGTGTAATACCTACATTAGTATTTCGCTCATATATAGGTACAGTCTTTATATACTCTGCTAAGTACGGTGCATCGGATGCGTCATACTCGTCAAGTAATGTAGACTCGTATACTTCAGAGTAGTTAGGTTTACCTTTACGAGTTAACGTAGTTTCGTATAGACCTATCTTACCAAAGTGTACTTTGATTCTGTGTACTACAACTGATGAGTTAACATCTGCAAAGGCTCTTTCACCTTCAACTTTTGTAGGGTATATTCTTGGAAACTCTGCTTTGTATTCATACAGGTATCCTATTTTAAGTGTAGCACTTGACCAGTTTCCCGGTAAAGTAAAGTCATCATTATTAATAACTGTACATACTGCATATCTACCTACTCTAGTTGCACCAGCGTTATCATCTATAACAACCAGTGTACCATTGTAAGAACTGATTTGATCTATCCAGTCTGATTGGTTAGTAAATGTTGTAAGGTTTGTAGTAGCATTATAAGATCCGTTAGCTACAGTTGTGTAATTATCTAAATGTAATACATAGTTAACATCTTCGTGATCTATAGCTATGTCATTATCTGTTTGTACTAAACTGACTTTTTGTAAAAAATAATCTGCGTCTAAAAAGAAGTATTCATCATTTACAACAAAGTGATAAATTAGAGGTCTGTTAAACTTCCATTTAAACCATGCTTGTTGTTCTCTCTTCTCCCCTACGTTAAAGTATTTGTAACCAAACACTGTATCATTATTAGTTTTACCTATTAACACCATAGAGTTATCTCTCGAGTTAGTTAGTAAGTCTACTTCTTTAGGTATAAGTGTTGGTACAACTTTACTTTGTTCTACAACACTTGGTTCTCCTTCTCGTGCTATATTAGCTACCTCATTAAATCTACTAAATTTACCAGAGCTATCTAAATAAGCTATAGTAGTTCCTAACGATATAGGAGGTATAGCAGTGTTGTAATTAAAGGTTGCTATACTTCGTAACTTAGCTGTTTCTGGGTTAAGTATTTCTGAGTCTGTAGATAATAAAAATTGTTGGTTACTACTAAATACAACAAGACCACTATTAATTTCTATACCATCAAAAATTTCTGACGGAAATGTAGAGGATGCAGATATATCAATCGGGTCAGATGCACCTACTGTAAGAGCTGACTCTATAAAAAAGTCTGGTGTACCAAATGTACCCGGTCTTGACAGTATGACATTTTCTCCTGATAAAAATGCAAGTCTATTTCTAAAAAATAATACCTTGTTTATTCTACCTCCATGAAAAGAAGGTAGTGGGTTAGTTGTATTATCACCTACTAACCTATCTTGATATATATATTCTCTAATTGTAAATTTAGTTGTACTTGTACGCTCTATAACTAACGGCATATTAGTTAGTGTTTTATCTATACCCGGTGCAGCACATTCATTCCATGAGCCCGGCCCATCAAGGTCGTTCTGTCCATCAAATTTTAGATAATAGTCATCCTCTTCTGCTAGTCTAGCGTTAGCTATCTTTACAATATATCCATTTCTACACTGGTTAGGTAGTCGTGATACATCGTTAACAGCAGTTTGCATAACTCGCATAAGATCTTCTTCTACAACTTCCACGTTAAATGGATTGCTGCTAGAATAATATACACCAGTACCTATAACCTTGGCAGTAATGCCAGAAGGTAATCCTGTTGTAAGACCTCCTAAAATTGAGTCGGCTGTAACTGCTGTATCTGCATCAAATGGAGTTGGAGCTGGTCTTATAAGCCCATCAGCTGTAGAAGATACAGTACATTTAACATTTGTAGTTTCTATTTCAAGAACTTTAATAGTAACTGTAGCTTGACTACCAGTTGTTGTTATATTAGGAGAAGTTCCGCTTGTAGTTACGTTAGCTGCTTCATCTGCAAAAGTAGGACTAATAACAACTGTATCATTTACAGCCCAACCTTCTCCACCGTGCAGTAGTGTAACTTCTAAACTATATGCAGCTCTGTAGTTCTGTCCACCCGGACCTTCACTAGCAGCTACATAGTTAGGACTTACACCTTGCTGACCTAAAGCTGAAAATCTAAATGTTAGATCTTTACCGTTACCTGATCCAATACCTGACCCATTACCACCACTTTTATTTTCTGTAAAAACACCTGTACCTATACCGGGGCAGTGACCTGTACCATCAGACTCATCGTAGGTGCTTGAAGATACTTCTATTTTTGTAGCTCTACTAAGTGGAGTAGGAGTAGCATTATCATAAATATTTAAAGCATATTGTCTACCGTTTTCTGTACGTAACAGGTCAACAAATGCAAAGTGTGGTTCTGGTCTAGCTGCTGTAGTATCTGTAACACCTACTTTTGTATTAGCATTAGTACTATCACGATTAGTAACAAACGTAGTATCATTAATAGTTAAAAACTGTCGATTCTCTGTTTTAGTTGCATCGTTAATAGTTAAATAGTTTTGTATCCTAGTCTGTGCAACTGATTCATTTTCAATAAATACCCAGTTATTTGTAGTACCAGAAGAGTGAGTAGGTGCTGAACCACCAGAATTTATTGTAGTAAATGCTTGATAAATTTTATTACCATTCATTACCTTATCATTAGTATAGTAAGTAACAAGAGAATTAAAGTCAGCTGCACCATAATTACTACCCATCAAAGTTCCGTCACTACATTTCCATACTCTTACCTGTCCGTCTGTAGCTACTTGTCCTATATATGCTCCTTCTGTTTCATCACGAAAATAATGAAACCAAGATCCTCCAGACTGTACACTAGACAAAGGGGTAGATCCTATTCTTGCACTTCCCGGTCTTTTAAATAAACCTTTAGTTACGTCAGGTATAGCATTTACTATATCTGTAAGCTGACCGGGAAACTTAAGATGATCTGGCTGTTCAGACATACCAGCTGAGTAAGCCGGTACGGTCTGTCTAATACTTGTCATTAACGTCCTCCAAGAGTACTCCAAGGTTGATAGGTTTGATATGTACTATCTTCTGGGAAACCAAACATAGAATGATTACCTTGATTACATTCATATTCCATAAGTGATGCTCGAGCTTGCTGCTCCTGTGCACCTAATAATTGTACTAGCTGAGGGTTAGCAACCAGTTGTGTAGCCGCCATCCTTGATGCTCGGTATGTTATGTAACGCCTAAAAGGTAGAGGTAGATCTGTAAACTCGTACAGTCTTACAACATCTAGTAGTACGTCACCATCCCATTCATCAGTATGATCGTATTTATCGTATAAGTAACCACCTCGTCTAACAACATTAAATTTTTTGCTAGCCCAGCCGTTGGTTACATCCATTCTAATTACATCAGATCCGATAGCTATTTTTTTATTAACATCGGGTGTAAATGTAACATGTTTTTCTGTGTTAAAATGCCAACCTTCACCCTGTGTATCTACGTTAGCATCTCGTAACAAGTTATATATAAACGCTATCTCTGGGTTATCGTATGCTGACACACCCGCTATCTCTTGTCCTGTAGCGTCAACTACATTACCAAGATTGGTTACTGGTGCTTGACCTATAGCTCCAAGTATTGCATTTACTGCGGATAGTTCTGTATCGAGGTCAATAGTTGTGGAAGCCATAAACTTTTGTAAATAAAAAAAGGGAGCCGAAGCCCCCTGTATAAATAGTATTCTCTATTATGAGAATGATGCGTTAGAAACAGCAGTGTTATTGAAGTTAGAAGAAACGTCAATTCCAGCTACCAATTCTACAGCACAAGCAGGGTTTAGGAAATCTGCACCCATTGCTAAACGACCTAAGATTACGTCGCCTTGGTAAACCACGGATATGTCTCCGCTTGTTACCTGTACTTGAGGACCAATTGCCTCGACTACACCAGCAGCCTCTTTCTGGAAGATTAATCCACAGCTATTAGCAAACTTCGCAGCTGTACCATAGTTGTTAATTGTCTTCTGTGTGTTTGAGTTAGAAGGTGTTGTTTTAGAATCCTGATCATCCATAGCTGCACCAACAAAGTTGCCTTCGTTGTCGTTAGAAGCTCTTGGATTCATGTCTGTTTTAGTACCAAACTTACCAAAGAACGGAATGTTCATTGACTTGTAAATAGTGATACCAGCAATTTCAATGATGCCATTACCAGACTGTAAAGCAGTACCTTGTACGTCTCTGTTGATTAAACCGTTAGTTCCTACATTCTGTATAAGAGCGTAGTACTGTCTTGGGTTTAACACAGCAACTCTACCTTCACCAGACACTCCTTTCTCATCAAGGATAGCAGCAGCGTCATAGAAAGCATTGATTAAGTGACCAGAGTCATAAGCATCAGTAGCAACTGTACTTGCAGCAGCACCAACTTTAACTACAGAACCGCCGGGCTCGGCAAATCCTGACATAGATACTGGAGAAACTTGCCTTGCAGCTTTTGTGATAGCTCTGAAAATACGTCTATCATAGTTCTCTGCAAGTGCATAACCGATCTTTCTTGAGATCTCACCACGTAGGTCGTAGTGTGCTAGTGTTTCATCTAGCTCGTATACAAATGCTGAACTGATTAAGAGATCATCGCACTCAATAGTTTTCTCTGCTACTGGAGGAGTCTTGGCATCGTTACCAAGTATGCTCTGTCCGGGAACATGAAACTCACTTGAGGTTCTACCTGTGTAGATAAACTGCATAGAGCGTCCGCCTTTTAGTGTACGTTTTGTAACTAAGTCTCTAGCAATTGTGTTGTGTTGGAAGCCTTTAAACATCTCCCCTGAGAACAACTTTAAATAAAGTGCTCTTCTTTCGTTAGCTGTACCCGCCCCTGTTAAGGCACCATTATTGGCACCACCATAAATAGGACCGTTGGCATTAGCTGTTGTGGCTTGTTGTGCCATTGTTCTAAATTAAAAAATTAATGTTTATATTTCTTTGTACAAATTTTTCTCGAGATTTGTAGGTCTATCCCTACCGTCTAGACGGCTAAAGGTATCCTCCGTAGAGGGCAAAAGCCAATTGCAGGGGAGTCCTACTCTGAGGTGCTCCCCGTGCTGTTATTACTTCACAAATTTTGTGTAAGCAATGCCACGATATACGTAAGTTACTTGCATTGTAATCTCCATATACCTAAGCCCCGTTCCATGCCTAGGTTTCATGCGTCCATAAAATGGATGAACGGACGTGGCTGTTACCCTATAGCTGGTGCTGTAAGGGCTACGTTTGTGGACTCAGCTGATGCTAAGTCTAATGGGAAGTTGTGTGCGTTACGCTCATGCATAACTTCCATACCAAGGTTCTGTCTGTTTACAACGTCTGCCCAAGTAGGAATGACCTTGCCGTTTGTATCGACAATGGACTGATTAAAGTTAAAACCATTAAGGTTGAAAGCCATTGTGCAG